GTGAGGCCGAGATGCAGGCCGCTCGTACCTGGGTCCAGTATGCAACCGGCCTGCTTAACGACCAATCAACAGGTGAGGAGCTCTTCATTGGAACTCGCTGGAAGCACGGGACCGCCGACCTGTACGGTTACATCATGGCGAATATGCCGGAGTTCGAGTGGTACATCCGCGCCGTCGTTGAGGAGGGCGAGATCGTCTTCCCCGATCGGTTCACCGAGCAGAAGCTCAAGGAGATCCGCCGCAGGCAGGGCGCTTATAAGTACGCCTGTCAGTATGAGAACAACCCGACCTCTCCGGAAGGAGCTGACTTCCAACCTGAGTGGATTAAAGAATACCGGATTGGAGATGATAACAAGACAATTATCTTTGATGACGGTACACCCCCAACCCAACTCGGTCAGCTCGTCCGGATGTCCTTCTACGACCCCTCCTCGGGCGGGAAGACCGCGACAGCCGAAAACGCAATCATCGTTGCTGGGATGGACTCTCTCCGTCGTATCATCATTCTCGCGGCTTGGTCTCAGAACTGTCCTTACGGAGTTGCGATCGAGAAGTGGATGAAGCTCAATGATCAATTCATCCCTTACAAGAATCACTATGAGCTTGTAGCGGCGCAGAAGGCAATTGAGGACATCGCCCGGGAACGCAACCTACAGGTGATCTGCCGACATTGTGAGAAGGCGCATAGACGGTTGACCCCCATCCCCATCAAGCCTCCTGGGGGTCGACACAAGGAGGAACGTATCCGTTCCTACGCGCAGGCTCCGTTCGAACACGGTCGAGTCTACTTACGTTTCGGTATGACTAAGCTCAGACAACAGATTCTCAACTTCCCTCACGGGGATATGGTGGATATGTTTGACGCACTTGCTTATCTTTGCAATCTCCTCCGCCCTCCTCTTTCAGAGGAACAGGTTGTAACTGAGAGGGAGATCAAAGAGCGGATGGACCTTGGCCGGAAGAGTCGGATCGCGACTGAATACCAACATGGTGGATACGCGTAATGCCGACGATTATCAAACTCGATCTTAGCGCTGAGCGTAAGACAGTGCTAGCAGGTTATCTCCATAAGACCTTCGGTCACGCCGTACTGGCGAGGAGGAATCAGGTAGATGACAAGTATAAGAGATGGCAGGACAACTACGCAGGGAAACCCCTTGAAGCGGTTCGAACTACTCCCTTCTATCGAGCTTCTAACTTTGTACCTCAACTCATTCGGATGCATACCGATATCCTTACAGCTCGAGTACTTGGCATTATGTTCGGTACCAAACCCTTCTGGAAGCCCCGTGCCTTCATGCCCGGCCTGCCCCACGAATGGATGGAACAACTAGGAAAATGGTTAGAGTTCGAGTCCTTCTACAATATCGGACTTTACGAACCTCTCGATGCTTGTATGTTCCGAACCTTCAAAACAGGCACTTGTGTTCTGAAAGCTCCCTGGACAGAGGAACGCTTCTACCTAGCAAAGCCTGGTTCGAACGGCTCCGAGGGTTACCAAACGGATGAGATCAGAACGGAGGGGTTGAGCGTTAAGCCGATCCCTTACGATGACTTCTACGTCCACCCCATCACAGCGAATAACCTTAGTGAGGTTAGTGTTAAGTTCCACAAACTCCGCCTTACAAAGGAAGAAGTCGAACTACGCAAAGCCCGCGGTTGGTGGGATAAAGATGCAGTTGAGATGTTACTCCGAGTCCCCGAGAACCCACAAAAGTCCCCGGCCCGCGCAACTCAAGCCCAAGAGGCTGGGATTCAACTCACCCAAGATGTAGCTCGTCCCTTCTGCGCCGTCGAGGCATGGTTCGAATACGACCTCGGAGATGGGAAGAACTTTAGGATTGTAGTCGTCTTCAACCCGCAGTCTTCTCTCCCTACAAGTATTCTACGTTCGTACTTCAACTACTACACGAAAGGCATCGACCCGTTCATCGACTTCCGTTTCGCCTCTCGTGACGACCTCTTCTACGGTTACGCAATCCCGGAGATTCTTGAGCAGTCTCAGGAGGAACAGGCACAGATTCACAACGCTCGACGGGACTCAAACCTAATTGCGAACTCCCCTGGTTGGAAGAAGAAAAGGTATGCAGACGTACCCAACCCCTCGTCAGAGTGGTACCCTGGGAAGGTTTTCGAGCTAGAAGATATGGCCGATCTTGAAGCGATCCAATTCGGTAAAGGCTACACCGACATGATCGCTGAAGAACAATTCATCATGGGTTTCTCAGAGCGCGCTACTGGGGTAGGCGCCCCTATGCAAACAGCGGGGGGATCAGGTGGCATAGGAGGCAAGCGAGGAATCTACAGCTCGATGGGAACCCTCGCAATGCTGTCGGAAGGGAATAAAAGGCTCGACATCTACCTCCGCCGGCTAAGATATCCAATGCATAGGCTTGGAAATATAATCTACCAATCACATCGTGACTTCCGCCCAACTGGATCGGAATACACGATATGGGGAGCTAACGGTGAAGCGCATCGCAAAACTTTTGCGTTTAAAGAACCCAAAGACTACAGAGGACTCTTCTTCGATATCGGAGCCTCGGATTCATCTGCCAATAGGGAGGTGGACAGAACTGCCCTTCTTCTTATGGCTAATACGATGGCTGGGTACTATCGCCAGATCATCGAAGCGTCTAGTATCATTACTCAAGTCCCTGAAGAACACCCTCTTCGCAAAATCCTTCTCCTCGTCCTCGACGGCGCCAAAGACCTCGCAGACCGTCTCCTCTTCACCTTCGACGTTGGGGATCGAGACCGCCTTATCCCAGACATCAGGAAGGTTCTGGGAGGAAGTTCTCAACGAGCGGATGAAGCAGCCGAACAAAGCGGACTGCCTGGAGCTGAGGGCAATCTTTCACCAGAAGGGTTACAAGGCATATCAAGTCGTCTTGCGGCGCTCCCGCGCTCGGGTACTCCATCTGCTTGAGGAGTGTGATGATCCTAAAGACATTTACAGAGCGCAAGGGAAAGCGGAGCAGCTTAGACAGCTTGAAAGGCTCCCTGACGAGGTTGAGAAGCTTTATCAGATCTACCTCGAGCAGGAGAAGGAAGAACGAAAGGTAACAAAGGAGAAAGAACAACATGGGAAGTCCTATATTTAATCCAAACGATCGGGTAACTGACCCGCCCGTTGGGGGCAACTTGCCTGAAGAGTTGAAAGGGAAGACCCCTGAACAGGTGGCGGAGTGGTATCGAACAAGGGAGACGAACGCGGCGGAGAAGCATAGGCAGGACCTTGAGAGGGCGAAGCAGGCCGCAGTTCCTCCTCCCTCAGCACCAGCGGTTCCAGCAGCTCCCACAGAACCAGATCCCGCGAAGTGGTGGTCTGACCCTGAAAAAGCAACCCGGGAAGCTGTACAGAAGCATGGTGTCTCTAAAGAGGAGTACACCAAGTTAGCCGCGACTGCGCAGCGGAACCTCTTCGAAACAGCTAAAATCATCACGAAAGATCGCAACCCCACCCGCTGGGAACGTTTCGGCCCTGATGTTGAACAGATCGTCAAAACCTTCGAACCCCACCTTCAAGTCGACCCCACTATGTGGGATATGGCGATGAAGTACGTTCTCGGTATGAACAGTGAGAAGCTTGAAGCTGAAGCGGCACACCAAGCAACCCTTCCTGCGGAACCAGTCAACCCTGGAGCAGCCGCACCCGGTACTCCTACACCACTCCCTGAAGGAGTGGAGAAAGTCCTCACTGGACTCAACATTAGCGAAGATGCATACAGGAAGGCAGACGCCCGAATGAAGGAGGGAGCATGGCCACAGACAATGGACAACACGCGACGGCAGTAACCTCAGCGCCTAAAACTCGGCCTTCACTCAGCCCGCAGGAGAAGAAGGCTCTTTATCAAAAACTCCGCGAGCGTATGCGTCGACAGATCTTAGAGGTCGCCCAATGGCCTCTAGGCCGTACACCCTACTGGGCGCGGAAACAAGATCGAAACGAAATGTCGCGACTCGATGTGCTCGGGTTCAAAATCGTCGTTGACGATCCGAAGATGCATAGATGGAGCGCGAACGGACGGAAAGAAGATGGGACCTTCCAACTTGGAGACCTCATCCTGATGGACATAGATTCAGACAGTTATGAGTTCTATCTCCAAGATAACATCGAGCGCTCTGATGCGCTCGTCAGAGCTGCTAAGGA